TAGTATCCTAGGTAGTGGGCGTTTAAGCGAGAGTGGAGACGCCCACTTTTTAATTTATGAATGATAAGATAAATAAAATTCCGGTTACGTATGAAGATTGGCTTGATCTTGGTCACGTGATAATACCCACTGATCAAAAAAAAGCTAGGGTCAGTTGGAAGAAAGATGATTTTAGTTTAACGAAAGAAGAATGGAAAAATAATTATTCAAAAGCACAGATAGCATTAAGATTAGATAACCATATTGATTTAGATATAGACAATCCTGTAGTTAGAAGATTCATAACACATTATTTAAAAGATTGTGGTGCAGTTTATGGAAGAAGAAATAACCCTAACAGTCATTATCTTTGGACAGGTTCTTGCAAATTTATACAATACATATTACCAAAAAGTTTTGAAAAAAATTTTAAAAAGTTTCCCCATGGAGCAACTCTTTGCGAGTTAAGAAGTGGTAAAGAAAGATACACTATAATTCCAGAATCTCCTTATGATGATAATGGAGAGACGGTAGAGTGGTCACATTATAATGAGATACATGAGTATAGTGGCAACGTAGTGGTAGACGTTAGTAAAATTGCTTTGTCAACTGCTCTTACAATTATATATCCTTCTACAGGTTCTAGAGATATTTATTGTACAGCCATAGCTGGAATCTTAATTAAAAATACAGACTGGACAACTGAAGATATAGATAGTTTTGTTTACAACATTGCCATTGAAGCAAATGACACTGAAGCAGAAGAGCGTAAACAAAAAGGTACAACAGGAAAAAAAGCAGATCATCTTTATGGTGTTCCAAAGTTAGCAGAAGTTTTAAATGTAGATAAAAAAGATGTTACAAAATTATTTAATTGGATTGGTGTTAAAAATAACAGTGAAGAAATACAAGAACACATAGGTGATATAGTTGAATACGGTAGTGATAGATATTTTGTAAAAATTTATTCAATAGAAGATGGAAAGAAAATAGAAACAGACATAACCGTAGAAGGACCACAATTAATGAAAAAGAAAATTTTTTATGATGAGGTAATGAAACAAGCAGCTGTTTTTCTACCTTTTATGAAAGAAACAGATTTTGATAAAATGATGTTAGCAAAATTTCAAGCAAGAACTAAATCACAAGATTATGATCCTGAGTCTAGTGAAGATGTAAGATTTATAGGATGGTTTGAATCTTTTATAGATAAATTTAAAGCTTACACAGATAAAAAAGAATTAGCAGATTTTAACATGCCTTATTTTAATATGAAGAATAGTAGTTTAGAATTTAATTTAAATAAATTTGATGAATTTTTAGCTGAAAAAAGAGTAACTTTAGCAAGAGTAGATCTTGTTTTAAAATGCAAGCGTATTTTAAGAGCTAAAAGATACAGAGGTAAATACAAAGAACAGTCTTGTCCTTCTTATAAAATAGATAACTATAATATAAACAAGGATCATTTGATCATAGAAGGAGAAGCTCAAGAAATAGAAGAAAGGACAATAACACATGAAACAACCTAAATTTGTATCTGGTCCTCCAGGTACAGGAAAAACACACATATATTTAATAGACAAATACAAAGAGTTATTAAAAAAATATAGTCCAGAAAAAATAATAATGTTATCTCATACAAATGTAGCTGCAGATGAATTAAAAGATGCAGTTTTAGAAATACCAGAAATAAAAGAAAAAGGTTTAAGAAAAAAATTTTTTAAATATAAAATATGTACAATACATTCTTTTTGTAAAAGCAAATTATTAAAAAAAGAATTAAGAACGTATGCAGATTACCTTAACTTATGTGCAGAGAATAGTGGTTTTAAAGCACAAAGAGTAACTCAATCAGAATTTGATAATGACAAACATAAATTTTTTAAATTTCTTGGAGATTCTTTTGGACAAGGAAGAACAATCAAAGAGCATTGGAATTCTTTAAGAGAGACTAGCTCTAACTACTATCCTTATAATAACTTTAAATTGATTAGTGAAATGAAAGAAGTTTACGATAATTATAAAAAAGTTAATCAAGTATGCGATTATGATGACATGATTTATGATTTTATAAAAAAAACATATAATGAAAAAACTAAAAAAATGGAAGACTATGCAATTGTCCCTGTTGACATAGATGTTTTAATAGTTGATGAAGCTCAAGATAGTAACATTCCACAATTAAAAGCATTAGAAAAAATGTCTACAAATGTAAAAGAATACTACATGGTAGGAGATGCAGACCAAACAATTTTTGAATTTGCTGGTGCTAACGCAGATTACTTTCATAAACTTTCTAAAGATGCGGAACAATTAGAAGATGGTCTTCGATGTGGAGAAACAATAAATAAATTGTGTAAGGAAATAATAAGACCTATATGGGATCATTACGAATATGAAAGAATTTGGAAACCTGCGAAAGGTGTTATTGGAAATCATTATTATTTACCAAGTCTTACTACAGATTGTTCAGCTATGGAAACGTTACTAGATAAAATAAAAAACACAAAAGAAACTTTCTTATTTACTTACAGAGGAACACCTTCTGGAAAATGGGCAAGATCTTTTTTACATTATCATGGAGTAGAGTTTTGTCATGTAGGTAGTGACCCTTATGTTTCTAAAAAAGAAATAAGATGTCATAAAACATGGCCAGAATTTGTAAACGGAAAAGCAATGTCGTTGAAACAGATAAAAGAATTTTGGAATTACATGGGTCAACAAGTTATTGTAAGAGGAAAAGGAGAAGCAACCTTTGAAGATTGGATAAACAAAAATTATTTTATTCATGAGTTAATAGAAAAAAAATATTTACGCGCAGAAAGCCTTGATTTTACTGACTTTTATCACACAAGGATTAAATCAAAAACAGATGAAGAAAAAATTATATACATAAATAATTTAATAAGAGAAGGAGTTGATACAGAAGGAAAAGCAAGAGTTTACTATGGAAACATACATAAAGTAAAAGGACAAACTTATGACAATGTAATAGTTGATGAAACTTGCACTAGACGAGAAGATTATTTTACTCAATTGCGATTAAAATATGTGGCATATAGTAGAGGTAGAGTAGATTGTTGGACTGTAGCGTCACAAGATAGATACACATTAGGAAAAAAACATGACAGATAAATCTATATTTAAAGGCACAGGGTATACTTCTTTAGACAAACAGCATGGTGGGAATCATTATAAAAAATTTAAAATTCAACCTGCAGAATTTATAAATGAGAATAAATTGCTTTTTGCAGAGGGAAATGCTATTAAGTATATATGCAGACACTCTGCCAAAGGAAAAGAAGAAGACATAAAGAAAGCAATGCATTATTTAGAAATGATTCTAGAAAGGGATTATGATGTGTAAGACACCAGAAGATCTAGATTTAACAGGTATAGATACAGTTGCAGTTGACTTAGAAACTTATGATCCTAATTTAAAAACAAAAGGTCTAGGTGCTATAAGAGGTGATGGTTTTGTATGTGGAGTTGCTATTGCAACAGGAAAAGACACTGTGTATTTTCCAATTAGTCACTCAGATATACACATGCCTTTAGATAAAAAAATAAAATTTTGGGAAGCTTTAGATGAAAAATTATTTCAAAATGAAAAGATAACAAAAGTATTTCATAATGCAATGTATGACGTATGTTGGATTAGAGCTGTTACAGGTAAAAAAATGAAAGGTCGTATTGTAGATACTATGATTGCGGCTTCTGTAATTGATGAAAATAGATTTAAGTATTCTTTAGATTCTTTATCTAAAGATTTTTTAAAAGAAAGAAAAGGAGGATATGATCTACAAGAAAAAACTCTTGTGTGGTCTAAAGGAACAATTAAAGATCCTATGAGTAATATGCACAAGTTACCTGCATCTATTGTAAAAGATTATGCAAAACAAGATGTAGATTTAACTTTAAAATTGTGGAAAAAATTTGATAAAAAACTTGACGAAGTATTATACATTAAACCTGAAGACAATGAAAAGAAAACTTCTAGAAGTATTTTTGAATTAGAAACAAAACTATTTCCTTGTTTAGTTGACATGAAATTTAAAGGCGTTAAGATTGATGTCGAAAAAGCTAGAGCATTTGGTAAACGTTTAGAACAAACTAGAAATAATATTATAAATTATATTGCTAGAAAAACTAATATTCGAATAGAAATATGGGCAGCCTCTTCAATTAAAGCTTTACTAGATCATCAAGATATTGATGATTATACAAAAACACCTAAATCTGGAATGCCACAACTTCCTAAAGATTATTTATCTACTCATAAAAATAAATATTTAAGACTAATAGCTAAAGCCAGAGAATTTGATAAAGCTAAAAATACTTTTATAGAAGGACTATTAGGGTTTGTTCATAATGGACGAATACATGCAGATATAAATCAAATTAGAGGAGAACACGGAGGAACTGTAACAGGCAGATTCTCTATGAATAATCCTAACCTACAACAAATTCCTTCTAAAGGATATATAGGTAAAAAAATGAGAGAACTATTTATTCCTGAAACAGGTAGTGATTGGTATAGTTTTGATTATAGTCAACAAGAACCGCGTATTGTAGTTCATTATGCTATTAAATTAGGAATGGATGGAACTGCAGATTTACAAAAAGAATTTGACAAAGAAGATGCAGACTTTCATCAAATTGTTGCAGACATGGCAAATATACCAAGAAAACAAGCTAAAACAATTAACCTTGGTTTGTTTTATGGTATGGGTAGAATAAAATTACAAAAAGAACTAAACTTAGATGCAAAACAAGCTAAGACATTATTTAATACTTATCATTCTAAAGTTCCTTTTGTAAAACAATTATCACAAGACTTGTCAGAATTTGCAAGTAATAAGGGTTTGTTATTTACATTAGGAGATAGGTTTTGTCGTTTTGATAAATGGGAAAGTAGAGACAAAGAGTGGAATTCTGAAACTAATCGTTTTACTGAAGTAAAACTTCACGCTACAAAAGAAGAAGCTATAGATGCTTATAAGTTAGAGCAAATGGAAAAATATAACAAATTAATAGACCCTGAAAATGAGCATTTTGAAAAACATTATACTAGAGCATTTACATACAAAGCATTAAATAGATTGGTACAAGGATCAGCAGCAGATATGACAAAAAAAGCAATGGTATTGTTGTATGAGAAGGGTATAATTCCTCATATACAAATACACGATGAGCTTTGTGTATCAATCAAGGACCACGAAACACGGAACATGGTTCAAAATATAATGGAACAAGCTATTAAATTAAAAAT